AGTTGTCCATGTTCCCGCTGTATTGCTATAAGTAGAGCCAACACCCAATCCAAAATCTAGTTCAATACCAATACTATTATCAGTAGGCCATGTTCCAGTAGTATCACCAGCAATAGTTACAGTTTTATATTCAAAAGTATTCGCAGAACTTATTGTGTAACTTGCGGGATAACATCTATTTCCAGCACCATTTCTAGCAACAAATCCAAATGTTCCAGTTAAAGAACTACGAACCCAAAAAGAAACAGTAATAGAAGATGCACCAGCCGCACCCCACCCTAAATCAGCAATATTAAAACCTTCAATCTTTTGTGTAATGAGGTAATAGTCTGTTGCACCCAATGAGGTTGCCGCAGAAGATGTGACTAATAAAGATTTTGTAAATCCTGATGGCGCAGTTGATGATTGCTGAACAGTAAATTTAGAACTTACAGAAGCCAACATCTGCCATCTGTCTAAAGAATAATTAGACCCCGTAGCCGTAACACTAGCCCCCGCATTACGCTGGTCAATCACCATCGCACCATTGATGATGCGGTTCTTGAAGCCGTAGTAACCAGTAGTTGTGCCTGTACCGCCTTGGGCTTCTGTTAAGGCAGTTGTCAATCCAGTTAAGGATGTAATGTCTGAGTTAGCACCAGACTTTGCAGCAGTTAAGTTTGTCCTTGCACCAGATGCAGTAGTCGATCCAGTTCCACCTTTAGCAACCTTTAGTGCTGGACCAGCATCAAACAGAGCGTCGATGGAGTCCAAGTCGGTATTGATCTTCGTACCCCATGTGTCGGTACTAGCCCCAACTTCGGGTTTAGTAAGTAATAGGTTGGTTGTTGTGGTATCTGCCATAGTTCACCTTCATGCTGGGACTTGCGTCCATGTTTCTGAATTGTCTGATATTTCTGTCCAATCTTCAGATGTGTCTGAGACTGGACTCCAACTCTCTGCCGTGTCTGCTACTACACTCCAGCCGTAGCCAATGATTGTGCCGACTGAGCCAGATGCCTCAACACCAATTATCGCAATAGATACAGCATTTGTAACGCTACCGACTGAGCCAGTACCGCCAACACCAGTAATAGCAACAAAGGAGATTGTCTCTGGAAGCAATGTTCCAGCAGCACCAGTTGACAAGTTACCTGTAACAGCAACCGATCTTGATGGTGTAACAGTCCCAGCCGATAAGGTTGCAAAGTTACCAGAGACATCAATAGACCTTGATGGCGTAACAGTTCCAACCGACAAAGTTGAAGCGTTACCTGTAACGGCTTTAGGTATATTAAATGTAAGCGTTCCAACCGATGAGGTTGACGAGTTACCAGTAATCGCAAGACTTACAGATGTGCCGACCGTTCCGACATTACCTGTGGCAATCGTCCCGTCTTCTTGCTTGGATATGTCTACGCCAAGCGTGCCAACGCCAAGGGTTGACGAGTTGCCTGTAATTGCAGCACTAAGCTCTCCAATGCCCCAATTACCATAGCCATATCTGCCAGAGCCGTAAGCAGCCATTGTGCTGCCTCTTTATTAAGCGAGTCTGATCAAGCCAGTGCTTGAATCATTTGTTGGCATGGTTAAGGTAAATGTTCCAGCCGTTACGGTCTGTGAACCGAAGGTGTGGACGCTGACTGCTTTGTTTGACTGGCTTGAGTTATAGATCAAGACCGCATCGAATGCAGTTGATAGAGTCACATTGGAGTAAGCGATTGATGCACTTGGAGTCACAAATGCTGTCGTGCTGGTAGAGCTTGGCGCTGTACCAAATGTCACCGTAGCACCACCAGCCGTGTAGTTAGTGCCTGACACCTCACCAGTTGCAGAATAGGCAGTTGTCGTTGCGTTGACTGTGGCAGACGCAAGGTACAAAGCAGCCTTGAATGTGTCGGCAGTACCTGCTGTATGAGCTGGGACGCTGGTTGAAAATGCGTGTACAGCGTTGAGTAAATCAACCTTGAAACTTGTACACATTGCTTGCGTGTTAGCCATGATATTTTCCTTAACTTATAGATTGAGCGACTGCTTCACCAGTCACATTTCGTTTTAAGGTCATATGGACTGAGCGATGCACAAGCTCGCCTTCTAGCCAATATTCCACCCAGTTTGTCGTCTCATTGTCGGTGTCGATTGAGCCTTCTCGCTTTTCCAGCAAGGAGGCATCCATCTCGCCCTTTGTTGTGTTCACTAGCATCTGTTATCCCAAAGTCCTTGCGCGTGCAATCAAAGCGCCACCAGTTGAAGAGCTACGATCATCTGCTTTCGTTACTTCTTCAAGACCAGCTCGGTACATCGATGCCCACACAGCAATTCTCGCATCATCTTGCAGATAAGGAGCTGCTTGCATAAGAGCACCATACAAGTAAACATCGGGAGCAGAAGTCAGTAACCAGTTTGTTGTGTTGCTAGTTGATAACTTACTCAACTTTGCGTAATAGATCAACTCGCCTGTGTAGGCAGCATCTGGTACTGGTAGGTAGCGAAACTGCTCACCCACCACGGTAAAAAATATAGGTTTAGTTGATGTGGTGTATACAACCGCCAAGGTGTCCATTGAGTCGATAGTCTCAAACCCCAATGGTGTGACGGGATTGGTATCAAGTTTGAAAGACTTAACTTCCAAAAAGTTGTCTGGGACTGCGGAGTATTCGGTAGTGATCGACGCGGTAGCACGCACGATCATCTGTCTGGTGCGCAAGTTTCTCTCGATCTGAGCCTCTGCCAGACTAATGAAGTCAGGAATGGCAGCAGTCAGGTCTGTGCGGTTAAGCCAGTCCCCAACCGAAGTCTTCAGTTCAGCATAAGTTGTGAGCGCCATTTTCAGCCTTTTGTGCTTTCTCTAAGTCACGCATCACCCAAGTGTGATCGTGCTTAAATTCAAATGTCCCGATGTGTCCAATCTCTTTTGAGACATCGTGATCAATCCATATTTTAAAGCCAGCAGCCTGTGCTTTACGGCAGAAGAAAACATCCTCTCCAACATATCCGCGCTTATCGGTACGCCAAGGAGTATCGAACCAAGGCTCACTCAAAGCCTCAAAGACCCTGCGCTTGATCAGCATTACACCCATGCCAATCGAGCCAACTTCCTCAATCCCTGTGGACTCTGGCATTGTGTAGATGAGCACGCGCTCACCGTTCTCGTCATAGCGCTGTGCAGTTGGTCCTGTGGGCATTCTGCGCCTTGCGCAGTTCGTTGCCACGACATCCAAGTCATGCGCCAAGAGTCTCTCAATCATGTCCTGCGGGAAGGTCATGTCTGAATCTACAAACAAGATATGGGTACAACCCTCTGCCATTGCGTCTAGAGACAGATCAGCACGCTGGGTCTGGATAAGTGTTCCTTGCATAATCTTCAAGGACACGGCATCAGTCGTGTTAATCGTGTGGTGCGCCACCATGTTGGTTATGCAAAAAGCATAATTTGCGTGAACCATGTCACGCGCTGGGGTGCATACCGCAATGTAGTTTTGGGTCATACTTGTCCTGATCTTGTTCTGAAATACTTATTCTCTGGATCGTTTAACCAGCGCTTCATATACGCCTCGTCATCTAACTTGCCTTCAGCCTTGAGCTGAAAGTAGATAGACATCGGGATGCTGGCGACTCTGCTCCACTCGCCCCACCGAGCACGCTCATCAACCTGTGCGTACTCTTGCTTATTCTCTTCAATGATTGCAGTCACATCTTGCTGCGTGTGAATCGTTGCCTGATTCGTTTCATCATCAAATTCAAATGTGCGCGTGATCCCTTGATCAGCGTCTGTACTAAATAGTCTTTTTTCAATCATGTATAAAAAAAGGGTCTGAGTTTCCCCAGACCCTTCGTTAGTTCAATTAAGAAGTAACCAAGTCAGCAGCAATGCCGTGGGCATTTTCTGCGTAGACCTTGTGTCCAAACTCAACGATCAGCATACGCTTGTCAGCGTCGCCAGTCTTTGCCAACTCGATTTGTTGGTATGGACGCAAAGTTACAACACCTGCGTACTCTGGATCGATCACAAATGCATCACGCTCGCGTTGGAAGCGATTAGGAACGACTTGCACATTGCCGAAGTCAGACACATAAACATCTGCTGCGCCAATGATGGTTGCAGGACGATCACCGCCTTCAATGTTGAAGCGTGAAGATGCGATACCAGTAAAGCCAGAGACGCGCTGCTTGTTGACTGGACCAGTCATCAAGATTTTTGGTGTACCGCCAGAAGTCCAAACTTGTTGAATAACATTCTTCAAGATGGTTTCTGTAAAGGTACGCACATTGCCGTCACTACGAGCGCCAGTAGGCACAGTTGTATACGATGGGTTAGCACCGTTAGTCTGCATATCCACATTAGTCTTGATAAAGGCTTGCAAAGAAGCAGTACCGCGAGCAGTTGTGGTGTTACCAGCAGCAGCCACAGCGCCATTAAGCATTGTGAATTCTTGATCACGCTTTAGCTCGCTGCTGCGTTTTGCGATTTGGTATGCCAATTCAGATTTTCTACCTGCCTTGTTTACCACTTCTTCAGTTGCAGACAAGACGATAGTCTTACGGCTGATCTGAGCGTAGTTTTGCAAACGCACAGTAGCTGTAACGCTATCAAAAGAAGTCACATCATCGCCTTCGAGCTGCTTGTTAGCTGCTGCTGCTGCGAGTGTGTCTGTCTGCCATTCAAACAAAGAGTTGCTGATCGACTCTTTGCGAATGTTACTCATGTAAGGAGTCTCTTCGGGAGCTATGTTGGTGATGATGTTGGATAAGTCCTCGCGGATACCCTTCGCATCAAATGTGGTGAATGTGTTGGTTACGATTGCCATTTGAGTGTCCTATTTCAAAAGAAGTTCTATTGCGGAGGCAGCGTCATTGACGCGACCTGACTTTGCAAGACGCTGTTTTGCGCGTGTACTTTCAGTTGTTGTAGAGACGCGACCTGCTGCACTAGGCTTGGCAGGGCGAGGACCGTTGTTGACTACTGGCTTGATCTGTCCACGCTTGGACATCATCTGATCGTAGAGCGCTGCTTTACGCAACGCAACGACAGCTCTGTGGTCATAAACATTCTTGAGCTCATCATCGCTGAATCCGATCTTTTTACCAAATTCGACGAGTAGAGCTTTTTCAGCCTGTGCCTTCTTGGAATCTTTCCATTCGGGTACGGCTTGGATCAGGGCTTCTTGCTGTGTCGCAAGGTGAGCGTTCATCTCCTGTGCTCTTTGTTGCGCTGTAAGTTGCGACAGTCGCTGCTGTTCTGATTGAATGGCTGCGAGTTTGTCTTGCTTCTGACGCATCACTTCTGACTGTCTCACCCATTCGATGGGGTCTTCGTTATGAAGACGATCCATATCGACAGGTGCTTCAGTTGACTCAAGTTGCTGTTTCAACGCTCCCAATAACTGGGCGTACTGTTCACGCTCGGCACGAATCGCACTAGCCTCTGCTTCGACAGCCTTACGGGTCTCAGCGATCTGTTGCGTCTTTCGTGTGTAGTCCTGAGTACGGGAATATCCTTTTTGAAGTTCGTCTAGCGTGACATCGACCTCTTTACCGTCAATCTTGACGGTGTAGACCTCTGCTTGCTGTTCTTGTTCTTCGGTTTCTTCACCTTCTTCAGACTGTTCCTCTGTCGTTTCTTCACTCAATTCGTCGTCTTGCACATCGAGTTCTTCATCAACAGAGACCGCGACCTCGGAGTTATCCTTAGTCAAACGCGCCTTGTCAGTTTTCTGCTGTTCTCCGTCTAACGGCAACATCATCTGATCAAGAGCACTAGCTGCATCAGCTACGGTCATAGGGGTATTGGTTATTTCCATTTGCCTACTTCCTTACACGAGTGATCTTTGTTCACGCTCAATCTGGCGTTGTGCGACTTTTCCGTTGTCCATGATCTTTGAAATCTCGGTTCGGAAGTTGTCAATCGCACGCAGCATATGCCAAGCGTGTTCTCTTTTCACGGTGTCCTCTGGCTTCGTATCTTTCCAAAACCAGACGGCATCGTTCTCCATTTTTAACAAAGCAGTTGAGAAAGCCTCGTCAGCGATTAGCGACTCAGCCTTCTTACCTTTTCTTACATCTTCTTCTTGTTTGCTCACTTAAACCATTCCTTGTGGGTTGATGGGTTGCATTGGTGCTGGCTGGGCTTGCGCCATAGCTTGTTGCGCCAACGCGCCTTGCTCTCGAATAACCTCTCGGTTGACATTCTGCTCCGCCACAATTTGCGCGGTATTCAGTTGTGTGTTGTACTTTAACTCAAGTTCGAGTTGTTTAAGTAGTCTATCCTGACTCATTTGATCGCGTCGGAAGTCGTCGTCCATGATCATCTTCTGGCGCTGTAACTCAAGATCAGCAGCTTTTTTCTGTATATCTGCACGAATAGACTCAGCTTGCACCTGCGCCAAAACCTCTTCTGGGCTTGGCTTTTGTGGTGCTTGCGGGGGCTTGTAGCCCTCTGGTATGTCGTTGAAGTAACTTGATGCGTCCTTGATTCCTGACATCTCAACGATCTTTTTCAAGGTGTTGACATACATCTGCGGAGTCACCACCACATTCTCTAAGCCGAACTGAGTCAAGATGGATTCTTGCTTGGCGAGTACCTGCATGAGCTGCATCTGGCGCTCATTCGCATCGCCATTGCCCAGACCGATATTGATGTTGACATCCATCGTCGCGTCCCATCCCCGTGGATCAATCTGCACAAACTTGTTGCGCAAGCGAATCATGCGGGGTTTGTCTTGGTGTGTGGTGACAAGGAATAGGATTGTCTTAAACAGCTCCTTCATGCCTTCAGCCATGAGACGCGCAGTCAACTCAATGCGTCCTTGGCTGGCGCTTACTGTGGCAGCTACGGCAGCCTTAGTTGAAGACTGCAACGCATCTGGGTTCAAACCCATAGATGCCTTGGACATTCCTGTGCGACCTTCCTTGATCTCGTCCAAGTAGGAAAGCACAGGGAAAGCAGCTTGACCGACGAATGGGGTAACCAATGGCTGCACCATATTCGGAGCACGCGCACGAATGATTGCACCCGTCTCGTTGTTGAGTGCATCGTCAATGTTGACCTGACCCTCAACGATCACGGTGCGGGGATGGATCGACTGCGCCAAAGAGTCGAGCGTATTGCGCATGACTTCTGACTTGATCTCCTGCAAGTCTCTAGTAATGTCGAATATCGACATCGCTTCCAAAGGTGAAGTGTGGGGTTCTGGATCGCAAGGAAACTCAACGAATGGGATGTATGACGCTGGCAAGTTACGCACCATCTTGTAGCCAGAACCCATGAAGCACATCTTGCGCAACTCAGGAATACCGTCGCCATCAAAGTCAACCTTAGCGTATCCCTCAATGTACAAAACTCTTTGCATCATCGGGTTCGCGCTCTCATTTAAAAACTGAGAGTTACTGAGTGGCTGGCGTGCAAGAGCCTCTTCGTTGTCGTACAAGTCGGACGAGCCAACATAGTCCATCACCTCGTCTTCGTCGTATCCCATGCCAATCAACTCAGCCACAGTCGCCATCTTGCGGTGACCGATAAAAGGTGCGTCTTTAAACGACATCGCTTGGCGAGACAAGAGCAATTCTTCTGGCGGTAGGCACGCCACATGGATACGCTTGTCAACAATCTTTCTCTTGACCTGCACATCGTGCATCATGGCTGGGGGTAGGGGCATTCCCGTCATTGGATCGATTTGCATCGCGCCCTGCATACTCTCGTCTGGGTAACTCGCAACGATCTGCACATCTGCGTCGCCCTCTTGCATGACGATCTGCAATGTCTGGTCATCTAAACCCGAATATTCCTCAATTCGCACCGACTCCGAGTCCTCGATGTAGACCTTGACAATGCCACATTTCCTGACCAAAGCGTCTTTGAATGTGGCGTATGCCACCATAAAACCGTTGTTGTCATTGTTGAAAACATAATTGCAGTAGTCGGTAGCTTGCTGTGCGCTGTCTACATCTTCAGGACCACGGGGGACAAACTCGACCGTGTTCTCGCTGCTAAAAAACACCTTCATCAAAGAAGGCAACATAGCAGATACGGTATCGCGCACTTCCATCGCCACGACTTGTGAACGCCCTTCTTCTTCGTTGCCAAAAGGATCACCACGATAATATTCAGTACCGCGAGCGCGGATAGGAGACAGATCGGAGTCGATGTAGCTCACAGCGTCTGTGATCTCTTGACCCATCATGGCTTCTAAATCCATGTCTGTCATTGGCGTAAGTGTCGGGTCAACCTGTGACGCGATGTCGGTGCTCAATCCCAGCTCGTTGGTAATGTTCATTTTTTGCCTTTAGTCAATACGACAAACATGGAGTCCACAGCTCGCGGAGTCCTTAACAGTTCTTCTTGCGTCAATTTTAGGTCTTGTGCGATGGGATTTAACCTAAATTCCAAGCTCGTCATGTAAAACCGATCTTCCCACCCAAGATACCAATGCCAGTCGGTGTAATAAAGCCACGATTTCTCGTTGAATGCTCTCAGGTGTGTCGGGTCTTGCCACGCGCCATAACTCAAGTCATAAGGCACATGGATGCGCATCTCGCCACCGACCTTGAGTAACTCCTTGCAACTAGTCATTGCACCGACCAGATCGGGCAGGTGTTCAAGCACATCATTCGCAAGAATTGCATCAAACATCTCTGGCTGTATATCAAAGTCACCAAGCCTTGTGGAGATCGCATCACCCCAAGGCACATTGCAGATGTCGAGTAACCAGTCGTGCTTGACGCGCAGTTGTATATCTGCGTTGATACAGTCTTCTCGAAAGTCTTTACCAGAGCCTAAGTTAAGTACCAAAGAATCTTTTTGCATACTGTGGACGGTTCTCTTTTACCCAAGGCATAGCCTCGGCAGTTAGTTTTCTAGCGTCCTGACCTACGGTCTGGCTGCCGACATGATGGACATACGCGCTTGAGACAAAGTTCTGGTATCCCTGATTGAGTAAATCTGCGCAACTCACATCGTCAGAAAACCAGTTGATCGGGGGGAATCTGCCGTGATGCCATGCGTCACGCGAGATATACGCAAAGATCGGTGCAATGGTGTCCGAATATCGTATAAAGTTTTCCGACTTGAACCTGCACATCTCTAGGTGATCGCCATCTGGGTTGTAGCGAATGTTCTGCGCAGGACGCACAAAGTCACTTCTTGCACCCACCCAGCCGACATTGATCTCCAGCTCGCGGATTACCTCAACATCTTCAAGCAGTCGCTGGTAACTCGTCGGTGTCAGCACCACATCGTCATTGCAGACGATGCAAGCCTGTGCGTACTTCAATGCGTCGTCGATTACTTCGTTGTAATCGTCGCCAAAGTTACTAGGTTCGCCAAAGATTAGTCTTGCGTTCTTGTACCCAGAGACAACGCGCTCAGTACCGCGAAGGTAGACAAATGCCTCTGGTGCGTATTGCTTGATGGACTCAAGCAGAACTGGCAAACCTTTGCCGTTGACAGTCGATATACAAATTGGGATCACTTCTTAGCCTTATTCCTTGCGGTGATCGCCTTGGCTTTTGCCTTGGCATCGGCTTTTGAGCTTGCGCCCCAAGCGTTGAGACTCAAAAGAAGACGGGTCTTTTCACCGTCCTTGTACTCTGGTCCAGCATTTCCCGCCATGCGCGCAAGAAAACTCGCTCGTCTAGGGTTATCGCCAGACTTGACGGGTGCTTTGAGGTTCATGCCCTCGGCTTTCGCAGAGGCACGACCTTTGGCATTCAAGCCACCACTAGGTGACTTACCCTCTTTCCTCTGCCAAGCTGCGCTCACTTCTTAGCCTTCGGCTTCTTGGCAGTCTTGGCAGCAGCCTTGAAGTCGGCAGCAGACGGTGCAGCCTTAGATCCGACCTTGTTCATCTTCTCGCCAGAGCCAGCAGCGATGCGTTTTTGCTTGGCATTGATGTTTGCGTAAAGTCCAGTTTTCATGATTTCTCCTCGTAGTCTTCGCCTTCTTCCATGTCCTCGTCCTTGGCTTCGCCAGTATTAGGACCACCAACAACCCAAGCATCGCAAGTTCTAGACGCTGCGCACTTGAAGTCAAATATTTCGCAGTAGCCGAGGTCAGCCAACTCAATAGTTCCCCACGGGTCTGCTTCGTTGCCGATGCCCTGTGCAATGCACTCTTTGATGCTGTCGGAGACATTAAACGCTGCGCAGTTTCCGCAAAGAGACATCTTCGCGTCCTCAACCGACACATCCCATGCGTCTGCCTTCTTTGCCCAGAATGGGGTGTTAGGCAACGCTGGGTTCTCAGGACCGTACTTCGCAGCCGTGATTGCTTTAGCGCGGTTTTTTAAATTTAGGGTGATGTCTTGCGTGGGAAGTGGACACTCGCTGGTGTCGCTGTCAGACATCATCTGATCCATCGCGCCTTGTAAACTTTTTGGGTATGAGGTTGCCATTACTTGCCCTTCTTCATTGGCTTTGACTTGCCAGCCTCGGACATTGCAATCGCAACGGCTTGTTTAGGGTTCTTCACAACCTTGCCAGTTCCACCGCTATGCAGTTTCCCAGCCTTGTACTCGCCCATTACTTTGCTAATTTTCTTGGCAGCTTTGTCGTACTTCATCATGGCTATGCCCTCCAAATGTTTCGGTATGTGGATTATGCAACTCTTGAGAGATTTCTTTTCAACGGCTGAGACCATTTTTGGCTTGTATTCGCACCAAACATGGAGACGGCTGCGTCACTCGCAAAGGTCAATACAAAGCTGTCAGCCTTGTCGGGTGACTTCAGACCGCGCTTTCTGATGTCGTCCTTGCCCTCGACCTGCATCTTTCCACTCGATGTAAAGAAGTACCTGACAGTAGCCAATTCAGCCACCAGCTCCTCATCATTTGGGATACGACAGTCACGCGCCTCGAACCACGCCTTTGCCTTGTACCAAAGCTCTGCACGCAAGTTCCTGTAAGTCGTACCCATCGCTGGAGACTCTGAGACATTGATGCCTCTAGCGGGAAGACCAAGTTCTCGCAGCCGATCTACTACGCCAGCACCAAGTCCAATCGAGTCCACCATGATCTCGTGCGGTCTCTGGCTTGGCGGTAATGCTTCCCACTCTGCGACGACAGCGCCTGTGAGCTGCATCAAGTCAAGGTTTTTCCAAATCTTTGTGGGTTCGATCAATGCGTTGCCTTGTCTTTTCGAGAGTGCAGACCTGTCCCCACCAAAGCGTGCGACATCCAAGCCCCAAATCAGTTTTGCGTGCTGGCTTGTCTCTACATCGCGGTGCTTTGCAAGTTCTATGAGTTCCATCGGGATGATGGTGTCGTCGTCTGACCTTGGAAATTCTCCCAGTACCCTGATCCTGTAAGCGTTGGATTCTTCCCCGTAACGCGACTTCATCTCTTCGATGTAGGCAACGCTTACCCTTGGAGAGTCAACGCAACTCACCTTCATCGTCACCCAGTCATTGGCGAGTCGGTTTTGGGTGTCGTAGAAAAACCCCGAACTTCTGACAGGGTTGCCAAGCAGAAGGGTGACGGCATTGTGTCCAGACATTGAGCCAGCAGCAGCCTCGAAGACAGCCTCTGGAATACCAGATGCCTCGTCAGCCACCAGCATCACATTCTCGGAGTGGACACCTTGCAGGGCTTCGGGCTGCTCTGCCCTTGAGGTTCTTGCGGAGACAAAAGCCTCTGTCGCTGCCTCCTTGACCTCGATCCTGTCCTGCTTGACTTCGAGCATATCCCTCAAGGTCTCAGGCAGTTCTTTGACCCAGCGCTTTAGTTCCGCAAAGAGTGCGTCGTATAGCTGGCTGGATGTGGGTGCGGTGACGACGACCTTGACGGGGTATCTGAGCAGTAAGTACCAGATGATCGCCCAGCTCGCTGCTGTGGACTTGCCTACGCCATGCCCTGACCTTACCGATATTCTGCGGTTGCCCTTGGCGATGTGCATTAGGAAAGTCTCTTGCCAAGTGTCGGGGTTCGCCTTTAAGACTTCCCTGACGAATAGGACGGGATTGTTCTTGTAGCGGATGGTGAACGCAACAAAAGGATTGTTGTTGAGTTCGTCTTCCCTCTTGTCTTGGATGCGGTCTATTGTTGCCACGACCTGTGGGTGTAGTTTCTTTTTTACTGGTGCAGTTGATTCTGTCGTCATGTCAGGATTGTGCCTTGATTTTTTTATTTTTTTGTGGGGGTGTGGCGGTGTGAGTAGGGGGTAGTGGGGG